TTTATTGACGCTGCTTATCTTCTTTCGACAGAGGGAGCAAAGAAGGGATACATCACAAAATGGGAAAGCATAGCCAATGTAATGGCTGAGCTAAAGACGGTAGCGATTCGTAAGGGCATCCCGATAGTTCTAACCGTCCAGATGAACCGCAACAAAAAGAAGGACAACAACACGGTGGCGGATACCACGGACTTAGCCGGGTCAGATTCCATCTCTCAGGATGCCTCGGCAGTCATCACCCTTCGGAGGGGACTCGCCCCGTATGAGAACGTGAGGCGTGTTCTGGATCTCATCAAGTTTCGAGAGGGTGAGGAGATTTCCTTTTCAACTAACTTTCGTTTCAACCCAGTGGACTTCTCCGAGGTGGAGGACTCGACTGATGAGGCCCCCGTTGGGGATGGAAGCACTACCTCCTGGATGATTTGAAAACGTTTGCAAATTTGCTTATTTTACTTTGCCCAAAAAAGGGTTATCTTACCAACTAAGCACGTGGATTACAGCACAGAGAACGTCAGAGCGAGGGGGTCTTCTCAACCGAAGATACTCGTCATCACTGAGATCCCCTCCCAGAGGACAATGGACCGTGGCAGGGTTCTCGGGCAGAGGGAGATGGAGGTATTCGCAGATGCGGCAGAGAAGGCAGAGCTGGTGAACAACGGCACCGTGTTTATCAACCCGTGCCCCCCTATCCCGGAGGAATACATCGGCAGCGAGAAGAAGGTGGGCGAGTGGCTCGCCTCCTATGCGGACGAGTTCCGCGAGATCGTAGCCAAGTGCGATGGTGCGAAGCTTATCATCTGTCTTGGGAAAGACGCAGTGCGGCAGACGATGGGCAGGCCGCAAAAAATTACCCGCATTGCTGGGCAGTTACTCGATCCCCCTGCTTACTTCGATGGAAAGGTTCTCCCTGTTTACTCCCCTCGCATGGTGCTACGGAAGCCTGAGATTGCAGAGGTGTTTGAGTCTCAGATGAGAATGGCCGGAGTATATCAACGGAGTGGATGGAAGGACACCGTCTTCCAAGGGGAGGAGAGGGAGGCAGGGTATCGTTGGGTCAACTGTCTTCAGTTCCTGATAGACTCGCCTCCGAAGAGGCTTGTCGTGGATACGGAAACTCTTGGCGTGAAGTGGTTCGATCCTTCCTTCAAAGTTCTGACGGCTCAACTTTGTTGGGGAGAGGGCAGGGCAGTATGCGTGCCTCTCGACAGAGCATATTATCCGTCCATGAGTCTACGGACACGAAGCAAGCTCATCGGACAGTTGAAGCAGATATTTTCCAATCCAGCTACCCAGATTATTGGACACAATTTCAAGTTTGACGTTCACGCCTTCCTGAACCTCGGTATCGAAGTCCCAAGTTGGTGGGCAGACACTATCCAGCTTGCTTTTCTTGTCGATGAGAACATGGAGATAAAGGGGCTCGATGATTGTATCCGGCGATGGGTTCCTGCCATGAGCGGATACGCCGACGAGTTCAACCGAGATCCCATTCATCAGGGCAAGAGCCGAATGGACCTTGTCCCACACGACAAGATGCTCGCTTATGGATGCGGGGACGTGGATGCCACGTTTCGACTCGCTGATGTGCTTATCAAGGAGGGTAAAAAAGACACCAGGAACTGGAAGACGTTTCACTCTGTTCAGATGCCAGCCTTGAAGGCATTCGTAGGAATGGAGCGGCAGGGGCTCCGCGTCGATCTGGAGCAGCTTAGCGTTCTGGGGAAGTTGGTGGAGAGGAAGGAAAAGGAGCTTTACTTGAAGTTGGTGCAAGCTGTTCACCCTGCCTTGAAGCTGGATCACCTGAACGACCCAAGGAACAAAGGGAAGTCGGCCAGAGAGATTCTCAACTTCGGAAGCCCAATCTTCCTGCTTGACGTGCTGTTTAATCATCCAAGGGGGCTCTGTCTTGAGCCTGTAGTCTTCACGAAGACCACGCAGAGACTCGCACCGGAGGAGAGGGTTCCCAGCACGTCAGCCAATGACCATCTTCCGTTCTTCACGGACAGGGAGTTCGTCAGGGACCTTATCGAATACAAGAAGCTGGAGAAGATGCGAACCAGCTATGTGGGCACCGGAAGGCAACTATCAGACGCCCCGGTCACTCCGTTGAAGAAGGGGAACTGGCCCAAGAAAATCTTTGACGCTTTCAAGGAGGTGGGCATTCTCCTTGAGGACGTGGACACCCCATCGAGACGCAGGCGCATCGTCCTTCCTGGAAGGGAGCCAACGGAGCCGCAGAGTCTTATCTTACTAGGGCAGGAATCTTCCGGGGTATCCCAATATGCTTACTTGTCGAAGGGAAGGCCATATCTGCGGAGAATCTCCAAGCCTACAGGATTCTGGCAGCACCTGCCCCCCGGACGCAACGATGTCCATCCTTCCTTTTGGGCTCACCGCACGGTGACAGGTCGCACGGCATCCTGCCTCTATGCCGACGTGCTCATCGACACGCGCACAGGAAAGAAGCGCATTGCAGACGTGGTGGCAGGTGATTTGGTTTGGACCCATCGTGGAAGGTGGCGCAGGGTGCTTGAGACTTACATCAAGCCAACACAGGAAATGTTTGATAGCCACCTTTCAAATGGGGAAGTTTTGCGCTCTACTTTTCAGCATAGACTCTTTACCGAAAGCGAAAACTGGCGTATGCTTGGGCATGTCAGTATCAAAACAACACCTCTCAGACCCGCGCATCCGCCGCAAGGTAGTCGATCTTTACAGAACCACGCTTCAAACCATGGGGCAGGTAGCGGAGAGCGTAGCTATCTCCCATCACACGGTTATAGCCATTTTGGCGGAGGACATTCCGAGGGACGAGTTAGCGAAACTCAAAGCCTTGAAGTATTCGGAATCAAAACGAGGGGACAAAAACCCTTGCTTCGGGAAGAAACCTGCGAACGCGAAGGGGGATTGCGCGGATGGTCGGGGCTATTTGACTCGGGTAGTCAGGGGGAAGCGGCACTTCGTTCACCGCGTAGTGATGTCGGAGATGCTGGGGATTCGCGTGGAGGATCTTCCCGACAGCCTTCCGATCCATCACATCGACGGGGATCGGACCAACAACCACCCGGACAACTTAGCATTGACGAGCAAGGAGGGGCATGTGGCGATTCATCAGAGGTATCAGCATTCGCCGGAGGAGTCTACATTGAGAGGGTTGACCCTTGCGGAAGCTATTCAGTATATGACATCCAGGTAGAAGAGGATCACTCTTATTCGGCGTGCGGTATTTTCCATCACAACTCTGATCCGAATGCTCAGAATTTTCCCAAACGAGGTGAGCTGGCGGAAGCATTCCGAAAGTTGTTTATTCCTGCGAAGGGCTGGGTCTTCCTTGAATGTGACTTGAGCCAGATCGAGCTTCGCATTGCAGCGTGGATGGCAATGGAGCCCACGATGTTGGCCATCTACCGGAGCGGGGGAGATATTCACGCGGCCACGGCAGCCAGCACGCTAGGAATCTCTGTCGAACAGTTTGCCAGCTACGCGGGAAACAAGAACCCATACCAGTCTAGTTTCTTTGGACACATGCCATCGGACATCAAGACGATGGATGACTTTTATGAGTTCAAACGCTTTCAGGCCAAGGCGATCAACTTCGGGTTTATTTACGGGATGTGGTGGGTGAAGTTCAAGGTCTACGCCAAGACGGATTATGGCATCGAGTTTACTGACTCGGAAGCTAAGCAAGTCCGGGAGACATTCTTCGAGACTTTTCCAGGATTGGACTATTGGCACAGGGACTATAAAAACTTCGTGATGGAGCATGGATTTGTCCGTGCGCTGCATGGAGCCCTTCGCAGACTTCCTTCCGTCTTCTCTGACGACGAGGGAGTGCAGAAGGAAGCTCAGCGGCAGAGCGTCAACTCGCCTGTGCAGAGGTTCGGTTCCGACCTTGGATTGATGGGCGTGACCCGTTTCTCACGAGACTGCGATCACAGAGTCATGCACCCGTGCGGGTTTATCCACGATGCTGGGATCATCCACGTTCGGGAGGATCATGTGGAGGAGGCCGCATCTGCTGTGAAATTCTACATGGAATCAAACCCCCTGCGTGAGTGGTTCGGGATTGTCCCACCGCTCCCTCTGCTCGCAGATGTGGCAGGGCCGGGGGATAGCCTTGGCGGGATGAAGAAGATGAAGCATGTCAGAGCAATCAAGCCGGACTGGTATAATGTCGAGCTTGATCGGAAGCCCTGTTTTTAATCGTGGATTGTGTAACCAAAGAAAGAGAGAAAAGAGACATGAGAGCAGATACACCAGAGACAAGAAAAGACCTGAGAGATTCCCGCCTTGCCCTTGCCGATGCCTTGTGCTACGGGTGGCCGCATGAGCTACAGGCAAAGACGAAGGACGGAGCAGAGTGTGGCGTGTCTCCACAGACAGCTAGGCTTCTGATGGATAGATGGAAGGAGGAGATGCGACCCGTCAGTGAGAAGTTGAACCTCCGAGTGATTACAGCCATGCCAGTGGACGTGTATGCAAAGGTGGTCAACGATGGATGGAAATCCCTCTGGGACACTGGCCCGACGTGGCACAATAAATACGTTCCACAGGGTATAACCCCCGAACAGTGCAGAGCTTTTACCGAGAAGAGATCCTTTGGCAATGTTTGCCAGGATCTCGGCCACGGCGTTCTCTTTTGGGACGGGATGAGCAATGCGGAGGATGTGAGAAATTATATGCTTAGCAGCTTTGGAAATGTCTTCGTGACGTGGAAGAGGGAAGTCTGGGAGTCGGGGAGTATCACCTTTGGGGATAACCAGCAGAATATCATGGCGTGGCCATTCTCTTTGGACAACGTCAACAAGCTGATCGTGGGGCACACAACAGACTTCGGAGAACGGGTTTGCCCTTGGGTATTCCTTCCCGATGTGGTCGGGCTGTCCAACAGGAACCCCTACATCGAAGTCCAGATGCACGGAGGTCTTTCTGTATCCGACATGGACGGTGTAGAGATGATCTGTGTTTGAAAACGTTTGCAAAAAAGTAGGCGTTTACTTTTCCCAAAAAAGGGTTATAGTATTAGTCATTCTCAAAAGTAACTACCCATGAAAAAACAATCCACCATTGAAGCCCCTTCCGCAGTTCAATCCGGTCGCCGCAAGGTAAGCCTCGGCAAGGACGCCTTGGAACCCACCGCAACGAAGGATATGCAGGTTCTCGCCATGTCCTGCTTCATCCAGAATCGCGTCAAGAATGACGCGAGCAGGGACGAAGGCAAGAATCGCCAGAGTCTTTACAAGGCGATGAAGGAGGGCAATGTTCGCGCCTTCACTGTCCGGGGCCAGATCGAAGAGAAGCCAGTTGTTCTGGATGTCGAGATCGCCACGACAAGCTCGATGGTCGTCAACATCGACCTGCTCCGCAAGGAGGTCGATGAGGCAACATTCCTCAAGATCGTGTCGGCTACCCAGGCCGCCGTCAAGGAACACGCCGGAGAGGCCATTCTTCGCCGCTGCTCTGAGGAAAAGGTCGGCGTTGAAAACGTCACGGTGAAGGCTGCAAAGTAACGATAATTTGCAAACGTTTTCAACCATCAAAGCGATATGATCGAATCCCGCCTTGTTTACATCCTGGACCAGCTCGGAGTTTCCGTGCTTGGTAAGAATGGCGCTGGGTGGCTGGTTTCTCGCTGCCCTTTTGCCCCCCACTACCATGCGCGGGGAATGGACAGGAAGCCAAGTTTCTTCGTCAAGGTGGACCCGTTCGGAATCTCCGGGTTCAACTGCTTTACGTGTAAGCAAAAGGGTTCCGTTTCTGGACTCGTTCGCAAGTTGGCTTACCTCAACGGGGAGAACCTTCGCGAGCTTGCATTGGAGGCTGAGCTTGCGGAGATCCCTGACGACTTTGGAGAATACGAGCGGGTATTCCAGAGAGAAGAGGCGAAGCCAATCGAAGAAGAGATTTTCGTTGGCATGTATCCGTCTGCATGGGACGTGGCTGACGCAAGAGACTACTTCCGTTCGAGGGGTTATGTGTCTTCTCCCCAAGCCAAGCACGCCTGCGAGACTCTGGAGCTTCTCTACGACAACAGAGAGCAGCGCATACTCTTTCCCGTCAGAGACAGCCAGCAGAACCTTTATGGATTCACAGGACGATCCATCCTGCCAGAGAGGAAATATCCCTCGGAGGATTACCCGAAGGTGAAGGATTACCACGGGCTTAGGAAGGACCAGCTCCTTCTCGGGGAGCATCTATTCAAGCCGGACCTGCCCATCCTGTTGGTCGAGGGTCTGTTTGCCGAGTTCACCGCAGTTTATCAGGGCGTGGAATTGGAAGCGACTCCGATGGCTACGATGAAGGCAAGCTTGTCGAAGCACCAGGCGGAGAGGCTCATTGACTTTGGAAACCCCGTGTTCCTTCTTTATGACGATGACCTTGCCGGGGATGCCGGCCTTTACGGCCCTATGAGGGATGGAGCGCACGCGGGAGGTGGTGCCGTGGATCTTCTCCGGGAGGAGATTCCAACAAGCGTGGTAGCCTATCCCGCTGACGAGGGAAAGGGTGACGTGGACTCCTGGACTCTGAACGACTTCCGAAAGGGTATGCGCTACGCTGAAAAATTTTAGACAATTTCCGCAGACGCGGGAACTAAGCCCACAAAGGGCACCTGAGAAGACACCAAAAAAAGTAAGCTATGAAAGACACAAAGCCAAAGAGGAGAGCGGTTGCCATGACGGGCGACGACATCGACACCGCCATCGAGCGGGAAAATCAACGGAAGGAGGATCAGGCCGCAGCAAGGGCGAACGGAACTGATCGCGTCTTCCGGTTCTACCTTAACCAAGGGGATGAAACTGAAATCATCTTCCTGGACAATGACATCTCCAACGGGGTGGCGTTTTACGAGCATCACCTTCAAGATTCCCAAGGCAAGTGGACCGTGCATGAAGTCTGTCCGGGGGAGGTGGCGAGTTGCGCCATCTGCAATGAGGTGCAAGGCAACAATCCCGCCTTTGTGCTGAATCTCTCCGTTCTTCACCTGAATGCGTTCCAGGACAAGAAGACGAAGGAGTGGCGCAACAGCAGGGAGCTTTTTTGCATCAAGCATCAGCAGCTCCCGAAGTTCAAGAAGATTCTCAAGGCCGCTGTGACGAAATACGGCACCCTGCGTGGTGTTGTCCTCCGCCTGCATCGTCCCAAGGGGGAAGCCACCTCTTCGCCTCGTATCGGCGAGCCCGTGCCATTTGACTCCGGCATGTCCTTCGAGTTCATCAAAAACTTGAAGAAGGAATACGGCCACCCCGCCATCCGTAGCCAACAGACCAAAGCAATCGTCAAGGAGGAGGACGTGGACATCACTGCGTTCGACTACGAGGCGATTTTCCCTCATGCCTTCGACGTGGATGCCTTGGTGGATTACCTCGACGAGAAGTATGGCTCCGGCAAGGGTGCCCCCGGATCTCGCAAGGACGTTGGGAAGGATTGGGAGGAAGATCCTGAGGATGACGCCCCGACTACTCAAAGGCAGTCCCCTCGGAAGCGTGTCCCCGTCGATGAAGATGACGACGTGGATGTGACTCCAACGGCACGGTCCTCCACCAAGCCATCACGCAAGCAAGCCCCCGTTGAGGGGCCGTCTGCGAAAGAGGAGGAAGAGGGAAGCGATGAAGATGCTTCCCTTGGTGCCTTGGCTGACGCCGGAGGCGAGGAAGCCGCTATTGCCCTACAGGAAAGAGCGGATGCTCTGGAAGTGGACACGAATGACTTTGCAACGTGGGTTGATGTCGAGGAGCATCTCAACACTCTGGAGTCCGAAAAGTCTGGCGAGGAAGAAGAGGAAGATAGCTCGGAGGAGGAAGCTGTGGACTACGCTGAACTCGGCACCCTTGCCGATGGAGGCGATCAGGACTCCGTGGATCTCCTGTTTGACTACTGCGAGCAGGCAGGGATCGACTCGGATGCCTACGGCACCTGGGGTGAGGTGGCCGTGGCTCTTGCCTCACAAGAGTAAGCCGTAAAATCGTCTACCCCCCCGAAGACAAGATGCCTTCCTTCCCCGTCATATCCACGATGGCTTGGTTCCCTCCCGGCTTCTTCTCCCCAAAAGAGGAGTCGAAGCATCTGGAGCGGCTTACCATCGTTCCTAAGCACACTGGCCCCGGAGATCCTCCCAAGCCTATTGCAGGATATGTCCGGGGAAGGAATGGCAACCTTGGATTCCCGATAGACTACGCCACGCGGCTTCTTGGGGAATCCCACGCGAGAGAGATTGCAAACACCGTGCAGGGGTTTCCTGTGTCGTATAAAAAAATCCCAACACCAAGGGATGAGGCACAGAGAGAGTTCTGGCGCGGACTGCTAAGCACGGCACAGGAGGGCCGTCTTGCCTTCCTTGCACAAGCCCCAACAGGGTTCGGGAAGACTATCTCCGCAGCTTATCTTGCCGCATCCCTTGGAAGGAAGATGCTGGTCATGGTTCCGAAGACCAATCTGGTTGTCCAGTGGGCGAAGGAGATGAGGAAGCACCTGGGAGCGAAGGTGGCCATGCTCTACTCCGGGAGCGAGCATACCGACTGGAGGCAGGCCGACATCGTAATATCCACCATCCATCAAATTTATCAGACGAAGAGAGCCTCGGAGTTTTACAACAGCTTCGGGCTTGTCGTATGGGATGAATGCCACCGACTAGGTGCCCGAGAGTTCTACCGCACCGTTGGAAAGTTTCGAGCAGCAACCCGAATGGGGTTGTCCGCAAGACCGAGCAGAAAGGATGGATGCGATGAATTATTTTTTAATTATTTTGGTAAGCCAAGAGTGATGGCTACCAGCCAGCCGTGTCCTTGCAATGTCTACACGGTGAGGGTCGATCTTGAGTTGAAGACCCGAAGGAGAATCATGGCCTCGGGTAGAAACAGACCCCGCGCCATTAACGCACTCGCAAGCTGTGTCTCACGGAATCGTCTCATCGTATCCTATCTGCTGCCACCCTATGAAAAAGGAAAACAGATGCTCGTTCTATCCGATCGAATCGAGCAGCTTGGCATACTGCGCTACATGCTCGCCTCAGAAGGCGTCCCGGAGTCCGATATTGGTATTTACGCAGGGGAGTATTTCGACCCCATCACTGGCAAGAGAAGATCCATAAAACAGGCGGAGCTGGACCTTGTAGCGGCGAACTGTAGAATCATTCTTGCCAGCAACGGCTTAGGACGTGAGGCATTGAATATCCCCCGCCTAGATTGGGGAATGGATGTGACCCCAAGCGGTGAGGGTCTGCAAGCTATCGGTCGAATCAGAAGACAGTATCCTGGGAAAGAAGTCGCCGTATGGTTCACCATGCTGGACAACGGGGTGCCAATGTCTAAGGGGCTTTACCAAGCCAGAGTGAAGGATTACCGTGCCAGCGGAGCAATCCTAAAAAACTGATGCAATATGAAAACGAAACCAGCCGCAAAGACCCCTGCGAAATCCCCCTATGCTAAGCAGAACAACCAGCGAAGGGAACGCTACAAGAAAGATTCAACCTATCGTGAGGAGGTGAGGAAGAACTGCCGAGATGCGTATCGAAGAACTCATTCGGTCTGCCTACGGAACTGCCTGCCTGCCATGAAGACACAGCTCCCCTTGAGTCCGAAGCGACCAGTGATAATCGGAGACAAGGTCAAGAAGATTCAATGCGTCACAACAGAGTCACTGGCCAACATGATGGGCTACGCCCTGTTGATTGTTCGCCGTTGGCACATGGCTGGGAAGTTTCCCAAGCCTACCCTGCGAGTGAAACACTCCCCAAGGCAGATGGTTTACACCCTGGGACAGGCCAAGCGTCTGCTCACGGTGATGGGGAACCATCAAAAAGAGAACCAGTATCTCAGAGACTCGCATACTGAGACGTTACAAGCCCTTCGAGATGCCATGAAGGACTTTTGAAAACGTTTGCAAATTCACATCAAAAGAAGAGAACCTATGCCAGCTAAAAAAACACCAACCAGAAGGAGAATCCCCGTGGGGGGCTCCGATAACGCCGTGATTGAGCAGAAGTATCGCGGGCAGCAAGTAGCACTCCACAAGGAGAACAGTCCCCTCTTTTATGAAGCCTCTGAGGGAACCCCCAAAGGAATGGCCAGAGTCACCATTGGAAGGACTTACAACACGGGAGATTACACTTCCCTGCGTGTGGAAGTCTCCTTTGAGCTTCCCTGCGACCCTGACAGGTTGGAGGAAGCGGAATCCTACCTCTGGGAAAAGGCGAAGCTTAGCCTGGAAAAGAAAGCGAAGGAGCTTCTGTAGCGCACGAAACACAATAGGAGGATCAGTATCATGGCCAGAAGAAAAGTTAGCATCGAAGAAACGCCGCCCCCGGCTCAGGCGACAAAGAAGCAACCATCCAAGGGCAAAGGAAAGAAGCAAGAATCCGGCGCTGTTCCCTTGTCCGAGCTGGAAGGTGTTCGGCAGGCGATTACAAAGGACCGAGGGGCTGGGAAGTTCCACGCGGGGAACCTTCATCCGCATATCAATTACATCCCCACCGGAGTCTTCCTTCTTGACCTTGGACTCCTCGGAGGAATACCGGACGGCAGGGCCTCCCTTGTCTACGGTGTGGAAAGCTCCGGCAAGAGCAGTCTGCTCTACATGACGATGGGGCAGTTCCACAAGAAATACCCGGAGCAGACTGCCGTGCTTGGCGATGTTGAGCATATGTTCGAGGCTCCGTGGGCAGAGAAACTGGGAGTGGACTTGCCCAGGCTCGAACTTATCGACCCTGACCATGGACAGGAGGCCGTGGACCTTGTTCTTGCCTATATGGCAGCGGAGGAGGTTGGCTTCTCCTCCATTGACACCCTTGCCTCGCTTGTGCCTATGCAGTTGGAGGAGCGAAGCGTCGAGGACTATGGACGAGGAGAGCGTGCCAAGATCATCGGAGATTACTGCTCAAAAGTGCTGAACCTCTGGACACGGGAGGGCCGCAGGAATCACAATGTAACGGTCTTCAACGTGAACCAATATAGAGACAAGATGAACGCCAGCAAGTTTGAAGATCCTCGCAAGCTCCCCGGTGGTTGGCAGTCGAATTACTTCCCACGGGTGAAGATCCAGATGAAGATGCGGAAGATCACTCCGAAGGGAGCGAGCGAAGCAGATCACAATCTGCATACCTTCCGTATCGACAAGGAGAAGGGAGGAACCATTTCCTCGGGGGAGTTCCGAATGAACCTCAATGCAAAGCACCCCAAGGGACTTGCTATCGGAGCCATCGACGACTATGACACGGTTATCTCATATGCTAAGCGCGAGGGCATTGTCCACGGAGGAGGGGCGAGCTGGAAGCTTCGGGGTGTGGAAGACCCTTTCCGCACATTGGATCTCATGGAGGACTTCCTTGTTGAGAATCCAGAGGAGTTCATCCGGGTCAAGCAGCGACTCATTTTACGAACAAGAATCAGAGTAGGCTTGGACCCCCTGCCCAAGGATAAGTATCTGTTGGCTCCATGCAGCCAGCGATTGGTGAACGAAGAGATGGAAACACTCTGAAAGGATGCCAGCCTCTTTGGAGATTTTTTACCAGTTGGCTGGACCTGGAAAGGATGCCTCTCTTTGCGTAGTGGCTTACTGTAGAAGTAAACGATGCGGGAACTACTCAAGGCTATGCCACAAGCACAAGAGCCACAAGTGGCGGGTGGAGAACCCGGAAAAATACGCATATAACAACCTCAAGGACTCGGCCAGAAAAAGGCGACTGCCAATGACACTGTCCTTCCCAGAGTTCTTGTCCTTTGTTCGAGACACAGGGTATATGGAGAGGAAGGGTAATATGGCCGAAGATTTGCAGATTGACCGAATAGACGCTACTCGGGGATACGAGGAAGGGAATCTTCGAGTGGTAACAACCACAGAGAACACGGTGAAGGGGAACAAGGAAAGAAGGAAGGCAGAATATCTCGAATCGCTCCTCTTGAGGAAGGGATACAACCCGAAAGTTCCAGATCCCAATATCCCGTTTTAACTCATTACCGTAACTGGAAAAATCTCATTACCGTAACTGTATCCATGGACGACAAGCCAAAGCTAGCCACGCCGAAAAGATACCGCATCGGTGTGACTCATCGGAGATCACCGAAGCAGGAGAAGGAAGCCGCAAAGAGACTCGGAGGGAAGGTCGTGATTGGCTCCGGCTCGGGTAAGTGGGAAAAGGGAGACGTGCGGATAAAGGACGTTCTGCGACTGGAGGCGAAGACTACCACGAAGAAGTCCTTCACGATCACACGGGAGATGGTCCGCAAGATAATGGACGCCGCCCTATCATCCGCCAAGGGGGAAGTCCCCTGCATGGAGATTGAATTTTTATCATCATCTGGTAAGCCGGAAATTTCGGTTGCCTTGGTTCCCGTTTACGTGTTACGTCAACTTGCTGCGGAAGGAAATACCCATGAAGGATAAGAGAGTGCGGAGAAAGGTAACGCTGGGCGAGGCCATGCTAAAACCGGAGGAGGAGCAACGCAGGTTGCCTGTCCCCACTCAGAAGGTCCGGGTGGCACATATCCCTCTGCTGTCTATCCTAAGCCAACGGGATCGAGAAGTGGAGGCTCGACGGGAGGGGCTGGACGCCATTCACGTTACCGCTGCCCTGTCCGGTGACTTCTGCGGAAGGAGGGAATGGATTATACGGAATTACAAGACGAATGCAGGCACCAATACCCCCTTCTCTTCACAGAGGATCGTGTGGGCACTTGGCAGGGCTGCGGAGAGGCATGTGCGAGACAGCCTACTAGACAGCATGAGAGGTAATGCAGTCGGCGTGTGGAGCTGCGTATGCGGGAAGAAATCCCGCCTTGGCAAGTTCCAGCAGGAGGACAAGTGCGGGACGTGCCAGTCTCCTCTGTCCATCTACGGGGAACACAGGGCTGTGTCTCCATCGGGCAATGTCTCCGGGTCCATCGACTTCCTTTATCAGGACGAGGTGGAGGATTACGGAGTGCTGGAAATAAAGTCTATCCAGAAAGCTGACTACGAGAAGTTGACCGCTCCCCTTACTTCGCACCGGGATCAGTGCAACTTCTACGTGCATCTTCTCCGGTTGCGTGGCCTGCGAGTTGCCAGAGCCTCTGTCCTTTACGTGGCAAAGGATGCCGTGTCGGGATCTCCCTATAAGGTCTACGAAATCCCCTTGGAAATACAACCCTCCGTCCTTCAAGCTCACAAGGATGCAGAAGAATCATTTCAGGAGGAGATACCCGCGAAGCGAAGCGGATGCGGCACTCCATCCAGCCCCATCGCCAGGAAGTGTTCCCAATGCGCGATGTGTTTCTCCCTTGAGTAAGCCAACAGAAAGGATGAGCACTACCACCGCAAGGACAGCCACCTATCTTGAGAAGAGAGGGATTCGTTCCGGACTGGTGGAGCGGTTCGTTCGTCAGGCTGGTCCAGTGGGGAAACGGTATGACCTCTTTGGGTTCATCGACGTGATCGCCTGTTATCCCGGAGCCATCGCTGGGCTACAGATTACCTCGGGAGATCATGTTAGCACCCGTGTAACCAAGATCCTGGAAGAGTGCCCGAATTCCGCCAAGGAGTTCCTTCTCAGCAAGGGAGTAATCGAGGTCTGGGGATGGTCCAAGAAAGGCAAGGCAGGAAAGCGCAAGCTCTGGACTCCCCGTGTTGTTGCAATCCGTCTTGACTGCCTTGGTAATGTTACCCCCTACGCCATTAAAGACCCCGGCCTGTTCCCTCGGGAAGCCTCTGTCCGCAGGAAGGTAAAGCTAAAATAAAGCTAAAAAAATTGCAAACGTTTGCAAAAGAAGCATTTACTTCTGTCTGAAAATAGCTTTTAATGGGAATGTAAAGAGGGCAGCACAACAAGCCCCGAGGAGTCACCAAAATAACCTAGCAAATACCATGGCCAAGAAACCAATCGCAGTCGAATCCACCAATTTCTCCATCGGTCAAACCGTCCGTTTCATCGGCCAGGATGACCCCGAGTTGGAGTTCAAATCTGGCGAGCTTGTCGTCATCAAAACCGAGGAGCCTGACGGTTGGGCCGTCATCCCTCTCGAAAGGGAGGGCGAGTCTGGCGTTGAAGCTGCTGTCGTCACCCCGGAGGAGATCGAAGAGGTGGACGAGGATGAAGTGGCGGAGGAAAAAACCGACATCGAAGAGTCCAAAGCCGCCACCAAGAAGAGAGCCGCTCAGCAGAAAAAGGCTGCTCTCAAAGAGATCCAGGAGAAGAAAAAGATTCTCAGCAAACCCGAACCCGAACCCGAAGAAGAAACCGAACCCGTGAAAACCAAAGTCGCCACCAAGAAAGTCGCCGTCCCAGCCAAGAAGGCTGTCGCCACCAAGAAAGTCGCCGCCACCAAGAAAGTCGCTACGCCTAAGCCTCCCAAGGAAGTGGTTGTCGAGGCCCCCGTGGTCCTCAACGCGGATGTGAAAGCCGTCCTCAAGGATGGCGCCTCTCCCATCAAGGTCGTTCGCGAACTCATCAACGGGGCCGCTAAAAACGACCTCATCACCGGGGGCCTGCTTGCCAAGATCCGGCAGGACAAGGACTATGAAAAGGAAAAAGATCCTGCCACCGGGGAGCATTACTCCGGCATGGACGGCTTCGAGACGTTCGTTGAAAACGGGCTTGGCTTTCGGTATCGCAAGGCCACGTATCTCATTCAGACTTACACGTTCTGTGTGGCCCACAAGATCGATGGAGCCAAGGCTGCGAAGCTCGGTTACGTCAAGCTCAAGGAGTTGATTGGGGTGGTCGAGGCTCAGCCCGAGAAGGCCGATGAGTGGATGGACAAGGCGGAGGATCTTACTGTCCGTGGCCTTCAGGTGCAGGTCAAAGAGGCCCTCAAGAAGCTGAACGCCTCGGCCAAGCCTCGGGGTAATTCCGCCAAGTGGATCACCGTAACGCTCCAGGTGCCCGGAGATCAGGCCAAGGTGGTGCAGGAGGCTATCGCTCTGGCCAAGACTCAGATCGACGTTGGTGACGACGACGACGAGAAGACCCAGACCAACAAGGCCGTCTTCCATATCTTCTCCGAATACCTCCAGGCCAACGCCTGAGAGCCCCCCCCCAATTCGCTGGCGCGGAAACCCACCTCTCTTTCATGGGGGGTGGGTTTTTACTTGTTTACAGGAAGCAAAAAAAGAGTATATTTAGAGCATGGCCACCGTTCAAAGCAGGATCAAAGAAAGCAGGCTCCCCAAGGTGGGGAAGCTCAGCCCCGGAAGCTACCTGTTCATGGGGGTTCTTCGCTACGATCTCCCCGGAGCCATGCCAGTCTACTATCGCAAGCTGACGCCTGTCCTTGTGGAGTGGGATGGCTACAGAACCAGGCTCACTGTGCGGGAGGCCTCAGGGGATAGGCGCAAGGCGTATCTTCACTGCTGGACAGGCATGTTCAACAAGCAACCAAAGAAGGAAGGATAAACACAGCATGAAGTTGACCCCAACGAAGAAGCAGATAGCTACCCCCTACGTCGTCGTGGACGCACGGGATGCGGCCCTCTGGGCCAAGTGTAATAAGGGCACGACAAGAGGAAAGACGTGGGCGGGAGTCTTGCTTCGTGTCCAAGCAGCAGCCCGAAGAAAGCAGCCTGTGGAAATCCGCTGGTGGAAGTCCACGGACACAGGGGGAGGACTTATCGAGGTGGTGGCCTTACGCTCTGCCCCGACATCCCCAACCACCCGCAGGAAGGTGGTACTGGTTTGAAAACGTTTGCAAATTCTACCACAAGAAATAAGCTCCGTCCTTTCCGTATCACAGCACAAAGAAGAAATGAGGGAAGCATCTCCCGCCTTGCTCTGATACGGACAGGCTACAGCAGAGAGGAAATCACCAAGGCATTCGAGAAGGAGTTTCAAGGGTTCTATATTTTGGAGGTAAAGGAGGAAAATGTATGAAGAACCTATTGGTTGAAATCTACACAGACGGAAGCTGTTGGCCGAACCCGGACGGATACGGAGGCTGGTGTTTCGTGCTTCGCTACCCTGTGGAGGAGGGGCAGATACCCGTCCGATTCCCCTTGGAAATAGGCACAGGATCAGAGGAGCATACCACCACGAACAGGATGGAGCTTCGGGCAATCTCGGAGGCTATCCTCCATGTCAGGAGCAAGACTTCGTGGCCGGGGAATATCCAGGATGTTGACCTCCATCTCTACACGGACTCGTCCTATGCCAAGCACGCCCTGACGGACTGGGCCATCAAGTGGAAGGCCAACGGATGGACCAACTCCCTCGGCGAGCCAGTAGGGAATCAGGATCTCATCAAGGAGACACTTGCAGGGCTTACGGCTCTGAGGAGGAGAGGAACGCCTGTTAAGTTCCACAAGGTAAAGGGGCACTCTGGGAACCCGTGGAACGAGATGGCAGACAAGTTCGCCGGAGGGGAGCGGGTGAAGATCACACCGAAGGGATTGCGTAAATGACCCACTTGCGGGAATGCTCCCTCTTGTGGTATAGTCCGTAATGTCTGATACGAGAGATCCACGGAACGATCCACGCACGGGAGATACCCTGACCAAGGAGGGTATTTCAGGAACTCTCACCAGGAAGGTGGTGTTCCGGGACGGGAACACTGTCTTTTATACCACGAAGGAAGGGGGGCACATTCACAGGGGATGGGTCATGTCATGGAGGGAGTGGGCCTTGACTGCCTCGGCAAAGGAGGGAGAAGAAGAGGAGGCAACACCCAAGCGGAGGAAGGTTTCAGTGGATTGAAACAATTTCCCAGAGTGATGATACAGGGGGCTGTTGGTGAGTTTACCAGCAGCCCCTTCTGCTTTACAGATTAGCTAAAATAGAGTATAGTTTAGGCATGACACTGGAAGAGTTCAAAGACACGATGGTCCGCATATCGGAGATGATGACAGACGTTTGCAGAGTTCGGCTCGGGGAGCTTGCCCTCAAGGCCAACACGCCGGATGCCATTGTCGAGTTTTGCACGTTCGCAGAGAGGAGTCCACACACATTGGCCACGGGGCTCCCCTTGGTCGTCTACAAGAGGCTGGTAAAAAATTGCCTCTCAATGCTGGCTGAGCATCAGGGGGATTCTATTGGCAGACTGCTAGGGACCAGGCTTCCGATTCTTGAAGGCCTGCTACAGGCAAGGGAGCGGGTCTTCCACTTCAAGCGGAACGTCCAAGGGTGGAGCGATGATCGCCTCAGCCGGGAAGACTGGATGAACGTGGAAAGCATCTACGAAGACCTGCTATCGTATGGCGTGCAGGACTGTCCATCATTCCCGGAAGGCCAGCCTCTTTTCCCGTGCCAGAACGAAGGCTGTGGGGAACGCCTTCCCGCTTCCCTCTTCCTTACTTATGTGCCGATCGATCCAGGGACACTGGAGGAACTCAGCCCGAAATATATCTGCTCAAGCTGTCATGGTAAAATGTTCGGCGAAGGAAATATCAAGGACTCGACTCCCTAATATTTGAAAACGTTTGCAAAAAGTAGGCGTTTACTTTTCCCAAAAAAGAGTTACCTTATAGGGTAAGAAAAACATTTCACATGAGCGATTACTTCACCATCTGCAAGATAGTCCAGCACCCGAAGAAGAAACACACCACCACCCTTGAGAGGGTCACGGTAACCGGGAAGGAAGTTCGAGCCCTGACCAGGAAGGCAGCGCGCCACTGGTGCCGTAATAACTACCACAGGATAGACCACGAAGGGTTTGTCATCGTCCATCCTGACGGAACCAAGGAGCCCTTCGTTTACCAAGGCATTCTATGAGCGCACAAGGCAACATTCGCAAAGCTCCATGCAGGGCCTGCCCTTATCGCAAGGACGTGCCTTCCGGGGTCTGGGCACAGGAGGAGTATGACAAGCTCACGGAATATGACAAGGACACGGGAGAGCAGCCGATGGCCGCCTTTGTCTGCCATGCCACTCCATCCAGCCTATGCGCAGGGTGGGCTACCTGCCACGGCGAGGGCCTGCTTGCTCTCCGTATGCAACAAATCGGGGGAAGACGATTTGATATTCCCGCAGAGACTATCCCTCTTTTCGCCTCCGGTAAAGAAGCCGCAGATCACGGAAAGAAGGACATCAAGAACCCATCACCAGAGGCCATTGAAATGATGGCTTACCTTCAAGAAAAACACCCAAGACTGAGAACATCATGAGCAACTCAGACGATAAAGCCCCCGAAAAAAACCTCGCCCGAGACGCAGCGCCTTGTTTGATTGCCTAATTACCAACCAACTCCGAAAACACCAATATGGCCAACGCTACACTATGCTCGACCGTGACTGATATTCTCAGCCGCGCCACCATCACCGAAAACCTGCTAGTCCTGCCCACTGGGCAACTGGAACGAAAGCTCTATGAGAAAGTCGCCAAGGCGATCCAGCTCGCCGGAGGTAAATGGAAAACCAACAAGCAGGGATTCGTCTTCGACTCCGATCCTCGCGCCAAGCTCGGCCTCGCTCTTGAAACCGGAGTGGTGGTTGATGAGAAGAAACTCCGCCAAGCATTCTACACGCCAGAAGTAATCGCCAACGAAGTGGCGCGGATGGCAAACCTCGACGGGCATCTCGTGCTCGAACCGTCCGCTGGTGACGGAGCTCTGGCGAAGGCGTGTCTAGCCTACGGCGCAAGCTCTGTGGATGCCGTGGAAATCGACGAGGAGACAGCCCGCAAGCTAAAGGAGGAATACATCCCCACAAAACGGGTGACATGCTGGATCGGGGACTTCCTGAAGCTCGACCCGAGCTTCAAATATGCGCGCATTGTGATGAATCCGCCCTACACCAAGGGACAGGATCTAAAGCATGTGGCACACGCCAAGAAGTTCCTCACCCCCGGTGGACTCCTCTTCGCCATCGTGCCGTCAAAGGACTGCCCTAAGCTCGCGGCGCTAGGCGCCGAAACAGTGAGGGTTTTTAAGTCTGGCAGCTTTAAGGAGAGTGGAACGAGCATCGAGACGAGGTTAATTCGCATCCGTGGGTGAGCAGCAAACCCCGATACTACGCCAGCGACTGCTGGAAATTACCACTTGTTCTTGCTCTTACAAATTACCGATATGGCCGACAAACAATATATGATAGAGGCGGCAAAGGTCGTTCATGCGACGCTCCCGGATCACCACGGATTCATTCTAATGGCGGTCCCCTATGATGGCGGCGACGGCAGGCTGAAATACATCTCAAATCTGGAAAGAGAGGACGCAATTAACATACTTAAAGAGTGGCTTATTAAATGTGGACATGAAGAAGATTGGATGAAACACTTATGAAAATGAAATGGAAACTGGAACGGATCGACTGGCACTCAGCGCCCTGAAGGCACGCCCTAAACTTGAAGCCCTCCTCCGCGAGTGGATCGAGACGGTGGAGCATGTGGATGGCGGCGTTTATAGCGACATGATTGACAAGACCAAAAATGTGCTCGGGCACACAACTGAATAATAGGTCAATGAAGGTAAGCCCCCCTATAGAAACCCACAACGATCTTTTTCCTCCTGTGCTCCCGCAGGGAAAGATAAAGTCTTTGGCCCATGGCCGTAACTTGGTTGGAAGATTCACCGAGGAGATTCTGGTCAGGATGCTAGGATTGACTCGTTGTCACCATTCGGGCAACTATGACATCTGCTTTGACGCGGCGCAGAGCGGACGATACAAAGAAATCAAGGCACTAAAGAGGGGCAGGTCTTTGGCTATTTACGCCTGGAGACTTGAGAAGGAGATTCTATGCCCTGAGACAGACTATCTCATAATGCTCCACGACGCCTCCCTTTCCGGGGTAGACACCATGGAAAAACTCGCGCAAGGGCTTTTGTCTTCCGAGTCTCAAGTGTTGAGCATCCCCATTACCCTTCTGGCGCCTCATATCAAGGCCACCTGTCGTCTGTAGAAGCATTCCCCTGCTTCCCTTGCAAAGCTGACAGGATGCAACCACGGGGACGCTAGGGGCCATTACGCCGATGGCTTTTATCGAATACAGGAGTCCGCTTTGCGGGATGCCTTTGCATGGGAGCACGGCGGAGCTTCAAGAGGGAAGGTCTACGGCAAGAAGCACTTCTTATCACTCTGGAACGCAGTGGGATCCATCCACGAAGAGGACTGAATAAAACACCTATGAAAACGAACAGAGAACTGCAACGGACCTTGCTAGAAAGCATCATCAGACCGAGGACACTTTCCAAGGCAACAAGGGGATCGTTGCCGAAGGGAGAGGTCGAGAGGAATGGGAGCCAGATACGGAGCTTCGCACGGGTATGTCAGGAGATCCAGACAACCCGTAAAATCAGACGAAGACAAGTGCTGTTCGCTATCCAGAGAGCTGAACATCTGAAAACCCGACTGACCAGCCACGTTTATCCGTTCTTCTTCTGAGGGGAGAAAGAACCTAACCAGAGACACGGAGAAATAATTTGCACCAGCAGCCAAGAAAGAAAGACCAATACCATGAGTGAAACATTACAAGCCATCGTAGAGCAGGAAAATTTGCAAACGTTTTCAAACCCAGAAGATCCCGTCAACCATCCTGCCCACTACACTAAGCACGCGAGCGGAATCGAGTGCATTCAGATCACGGAGCACATGAGCTTCTGCCTTGGCAATGCCGTCAAGTATATCTGGAGAGCTGACTTGAAGAACGACGCCCTGGAAGACTTGAAAAAAGCCATGTGGTATCTGGAGCGAGAGATAGCTCTTCGTGAGTCGAGGAGATGAGACTTTACAGCTTAGCTAAAATATAGTATAGTTTAACCATGAAAGAAACCTTGGCAGTGACACTCGAAAATATCAACACCAACAGTGAGTCCATCCTACTTACCCAGACAAGAGGAAGCGCGTTGCTTCAAACCTCCCTGCTGTGCTTCGTTCTGCTCTGCCTTGCGTTCGTCTGGATGCTCTACCTCACAAGGGACGAGTATACGGGGGAGGAGAATTTCCATGAATCCCGTCTACTGAAAATCTCCTGGGCATTGGTCAGCACCATCACCCTCTTTCTCTTTCTTCGGTCCCTTGTCGCACTTTGCTGACAAGGGCTGTTGTCGCTCCCCTCACGGGGGGCGCGGATTGAAACCTTGAAGGAATCCAATGACTATGGAAGAAGAACGCAACCCCTATCCGATACCAGAGTTATTTCGGAAGCACTTCCTTCCGAAGTATCCACTGCTTTACGAGGCCGCGATGCGATTGTCAGCAACGAATCCCAACCCCCCTATAACGGTCAGTGTTAAAAAGCTGTCCAGTGCACTGACATATTGGGGTTCCTGGGCAGTATCAATGCAGGGGGATTTATTCTGGATGTGTGTGCATCAAATATCCCTAGAGTCCTGGACCGAACAGGACAAAGTATGGGCACTGGTCTATGGATTACCCGCTGTTAAGCCAGAATCATTCGAGCTGCCGGAATACGCCCTTGCCAGACGTGGACAGGAGAAGCCTGAGCCAGCAAGGGGTGAGAAGAAATGGTATCAAGAATATTTTATTGAATTTGCAAAGTCAGCATCATACCGCACAGGCAGGAGGATAGTCCTACCAACAAGGAAGGAAACCAAGATATGAAAAAGACCCGGCCCTCGTCACCGACTATGATCTCAAAACCACCGCCTGGTTCTCGGCGCGAGTGTGGCGTTGAAGCACCAGAATCTCTAGTCACCATGAAAACGTCGAAAGAAAGCCGCCCTGCCCGTTGGGGTCAGGCACTTGTTCATCCTCTCCGGGTGCTGAACCTGTTCGCGGGCTTGGGCGGAAACCGCAAGGACTGGGAGAATGTGAAAGTGACCGCCGTGGAAATGGACCCACGAATCGCGGCAGTCTACCAACGACTGCACCCGCAAGACACCGTGATCGTCGGGGATGCCCACGCCTACCTGCTGGACAACTTCGCGGACTTCGATTTTATATGGAGTTCTCCACCATGCCAGACGCACTCCAAGATGGCACGCGTCACGCGGCACGCCCTGAAGCGATACCCGGACATGATGCTGTATCAAGAAATCATCTTCCTGCGGCACTACTTCACCGGACCCTGGATCGTGGAAAACGTCACGCCCTACTATGAGCCGCTGATCCCCGCGCAAAAGGTGGGGCGGCATCTCTTCTGGTCAAACTTCGACGTGCGGGTCATGGAAATCCCAAGCCTGACGAACTTCATCAACAAATGCAATCTGGACGGAAAACAGGCAATGATGGACTGGCTGGGTATCCACTACCCGGAAAACATCTACTACGGCAAGAATCACTGCCCCGCGCAGATCCTCCGCAACTGTGTGCATCCGAAGGTCGGGGCTCAGGTGCTGGCGTCCGTGCGACAGCATCTTGCGAACAGTAATTATTCGTATGACCGACCGCAGTGATGTCTGCTTGTGAAGACTGAACTAAGAATACCTAAGTGCAGGCATCGCGCCCGAGAGAAAACTTTGAACCCTGAAAAGACCCATGAGTGACCAAAACGAAAAGAACCCACCCGAAGGCTCGGTTGATCTGCCGCGTTTTGTTCGGCATATCGCTGGACTCCGTGAAAAAGCTCAGAAGCTGGAGGATCAATGCTGCTCACAAGGCGACTACGAGCAATACGAATCCCGAATATCCAACCTGCTTGAAGAGGCTGATGAACTTCAATCCATGATTCTGCCGAACGTCCCAGCGGTGGCACCGCCGACGCTGGACTCCGCTTTGCCGAAAGACGTTCCCGGCGCTTGCTATCGACGCCTTGTTCGGGGTTGGTGGCGATTCGTCGGGACGTTCCGTGACTGGAGAGCCGATTGGGTGGAGATCCAAGTTGCGCTCCTCTCCTATCATGTCGCCGTGGCGTGCGAGATGCCGGAGACCGCCGAGATGTAGCGCCGGTCCGCAATCGAAACGATTCATCGCCTCGGTCGGTATCATGGATGAATTTCTTCCCCGAACGTCTAGCTCTGACACCCCTACCACTCAACACCTCAAGACTATGCCCGCCAAAAAACAACCATCGAAGCCTCGAACCTCTGCCAAGAAGAAAGCTGATAGGGGTTGACCACCCGCGACTTGTTCATCCTCTTCCGAACTACCAAAACTATGAAACTACACAAAGAACATCGCGCCATTATCGGCGTCATCATGCTGGCACTGGCCTTCATTCTCATATCCACGGGTGGCGGCGTCACTTGGGGAATCACTGGCGCTCTATGGGCGGCCGGAATCACGCTCGCGCTGTATGGCGTGGGATTCCTCGCATCAACCTCGGAATGATTCTCGGATGAACAGTATTCATTCGTATGACCGCCCGCGGTGATGTCTGCTTGGGAAGCCGGAACTAAGAATGCTCAAAAATCCCTGATCTGGCCTCGTAGAGGGATCACAGTATATCCCCTGAAAATTTGCAAACGTTTTCAAACGGAGCCCAAGCTTTACTTCTTACTAAAAAAGGGTATAGTATAGTATGAGAAGAAAAGTTACCGTCACAGCTACCTCAACCACCCCAAAGATCGTCGGACCCTGGACCATCTTCGGCATGAAGATTATACGCAGGGACAAGGCGGGGAACGTCACACACGCATCTTACGGAACGTGGAACTATCCGATAGATAAGTTCCCATCGTTCAAGGATGCCGTTGCGGATTTCGAGTTCAAGCAGGGACAGCATAAGTGGGTAGTCTCGAAGGTCACGACCGCGAAGGGTATTATCATCTGGAAGCCGAGGAACTAAGCCAGGAGAAAAATGAACTTTGACATCGAGACAGACAGGGTATCCGCTCCGTTGCGAGAGTTCCTCTCCAAGCACAATGCGGTGGAACTACTACGCAGGGTGAAGATCAACAGGGAAGCGAGAGTAAGAGAGAAGGGCAATGATGAAAGTAAGCCATTAACCCCCGGGGGCTCCCTTGGCGCTTCTTTTGTCTGGGCAGACACACCGGAGGGGCATGCCTTCTGGAATATGATACAGCTGATAGTTGAGTTGGAGATTACGGAGTCCTCTGCTTGGAAGATGAGAGATTTGCTTGTCCTTGTATGCAATACGATCCCGGCCAAGCCGAAGCCGAAACCCCCTATGCAGCCGGAAGAGACAAAGAAGAAAAGAATCATAACCCTGCCGAAGACATGAGCATGACGTTGGACAGCTCGCTCGAAATCAGAGTATCCAAGGAGGTCGGTGTGTGGAGGCATTGCTACGCCATCCATGCCTTCCTTGGCGGGGAGCTGGTCGGGACGCTGGAGGGGTATGCAAGGATGGGAGACAAGTTTCATCTCTCGTATATCAAGGTAATGGCAACGCAGACACGCAAGGGAGTGGGAACCCTGCTGATGGAGAGCCTGTGCAGCCTTGCAGACGAAAAGGGATGGGCGGTTTACCTTACGCCTGTTTCCCAGGACAGGAAGGTTATGTCCATGGCCAGCCTCCGCAAATTCTACGCCTCGTTTGGTTTCAAGAGCTGGACCTACGGGGACATGATTCGATACCCTGAGATTTGAAAACGTTTGCAAAATTCTTGCCGTTTTACTTTGCCCAAAAAAGGGTTATCTTACTTAGTAACACCTCACTTATATGAGCCTGGAAACTTGGAAAGCTGAACACTACCTCACGCCTGCAACATCACCCGAGGCGAAGGCAGATGCTCCGTGCTGTAAGCAATACGATGCCTGGCGTGAAGAAGGAAACCCTTTGCCAATGATCAAGCTGCTGCGTGATGTGAAGGAGGTCATAAAGTGAGAAATCTAAATTTAGCTCGCACTGTGAATATCTTCGCGTCCTCCTCTTGTGGGAAGACCTACATGGGGGAGGCGAACACCAGTGTCGCTATAGCGCAATACGCGACAATCCAGTTCCAGCATGATTACTGCCCTCCTCCGGTCACGAAGGCCCGAGGGTTCAACCCGCCGAGGAAGCCGGAGCCCAGGTTCATCCAGCCTCGCTTTCATTTTCAAGACTACCGACCCAAGCCACCGAGGAACATGCCCCGGTAAACCATAACCCAACTGACTCATGAGTATGCCTACACACTTCCCAAAACCCACCACCCTTATATGAGCCTGACATCTTGGAAAGAGGAGTTCATGCCAACGGAGGCATGTGACACATCGGAGGAGGAAGCCTCCGACCACGTTCTGCGGAAGTGGATCGGACTGAGGGAAGAGAATCTTCGCAGGCATGGCCTACGTCGTTTTTACGCTAGCATACGTGGGAAATACAACGATATACCATATTCAATGAGCGTAGACTGTAGCACTTGCGCCTTTTGCCTTCACTATCTCAAGCCAGCCGGGGTAGGGTGCGGTTCGTGTCCTTTGTTTAAATCGCTAGGGGCGTCTTGTGATAGACGAGATGGTGGCTACCCCGCACGGTCCCCTTATGATGAGTTCCTTCTCGACGGGAACCCGGAGCCGATGATTTCCGCCATCCTCATGTCCCGTTACGGCATCACCATGAAACAAGTCTATGCCAACGAGTAGTGCTGATGGGGGCATCCTATTCATAGGAGGTCCGAAGGATGGGCAGCGCATAGGTGTTGCTCCGCCCTTGCCTCCGACTATAGCGGTCCTACGCGAAGATCCATTTCGTAGTGTTTATTCATCCGAGGAGGATCTCTTTGCCACTCCCGATAATACCATAACCTATGAAAAGCGATTTTTCAGGGTATCAGGTATGGAGCATCTGGCCTACGTGTTAAGAGGGATGTCTAGTGAGGATGCGGCAGGAAGATTGTCCAATATTCTCTACCTCTCATCAAGTCTCGGCTTAGCGGCGTCACAGGCACCCGTTTGCCCGGAGTTCCTACTTCAATCGGTTACAAGGTCGAATGAGACGAGGGTAGTCCAGGACGTGGAAGGGAACTTTTACAGTGCCCTCAGCGGCCCCAGCGTTCAGGCAGAGTTGATAAGCCCTATTCCAAGTAGTGAAGCCCGTGTCAATACTGAGGATTTGGTAAGACATATGACTGGTAAACGAATGACGATAGGAGGATTTGAGGGGGTTGTCGTGGCTTGTTCCATGTCGGCCCCACGCTATGACTTCCCGATGACATCTGTTACTTTACGTGAAATGGCCAACATGGAAGACTACACAAGCACGGGGATTGTCGTGGCAGGCGTCGTCGATTCGAGTTGTAACGCGAACTCGGATACGGAGGGGTTCCCTGTCGTCCCGTTACGCAAGCCTGGAGAGGCTCCAAAGCTCCGCAGGATTGTCCTTCCAAAGTAATCGCGTTTGTTTGTCTGCTGATTTTTCATTGCGTTAAAAGTTCCGTGGCGTAGACTGTCGCCACTATGGTAAAGCGACGGAAGACACAAGACAGTGCGGCATTGCCGCAACCCACCACGGCGCCAACTGCCACGAAGAGGCGGAAGACAGTTCCTCTCGCATCCAAGGCTGGGAAGACGCTTGAAGCCCCGAAGGGTTTCTCCGGTGATGGGAAAGGTGAGAAGACTGCCTCCCTTGACGTGAAGCGAATGTCCCTCCTTGATCTGGATGACCATCCCAGAAACGAGGAAGTGAGGAAGCACCCGGAGCCGGGGACACCTCGTTGGGATACGCTCAAGAAGTCCCTGGAGCATGACTATTTCGATCCGATGGTGTGGAACGTCCGAAACGGTCAGCTTGTCTCCGGTCATCTCAGAAAAAAGGTCATGCTCCAAGAGGGGCTTTACACTCACGCCATGGTTGTCGTCGTCGACTATGATGAGCCTACCCACTTGGCGAGACTTCTCGCGGCCAACCGGGGCATGGGCACGACAGACTTGCAGGGACAGGCTACCTTCCTTGCAGAGTTGAAAAGTATCGGGGAGGACTTTGATATTGGACTTTCTGGCTTCTCCCTTGAGGAGACAGATTGCCTTCTCGATGATTCTACACCAGAGGGTGACGACAGGAATGGGAATACCCAGAAGGGAGCCCCGGAGGAGTTTCCAGAGTTCGATGACGACATCGAGGTGCATTACCAGTGTCCCAAGTGCGCATACGAGTGGAGCGGTAACGCCCATATCAAGAAAGCACAATGAGTGGGGCTTATAGGGGAGATCCCATTATGAAATTGTGATGAAAGACGACGCTACAGGACAGTATTTCGTTCCAGTGCTTCGGCTTAAAACTCCTGTTACCGGAGAATATAAGGACACCAATTTGTTGACTGAACCGTCTCCGTGCATCTGTGCTGGAGGCATAGGGGGGGGTGAACTGTTCACAGTATTCCTTGCTTAGCAAACTGATGAAAACACAGGAAGATAAGACAGCAGCAACCAAACCGCCCTATAAGATACCATCTATGGCAGAGATTGAAGCTCTTCCCAAAAATGGATATGATGTGGTATCTACATTTTCAGGATGTGGGGGTTCCTGTTTGGGGTATCGCATGGCTGGATTTAACGTCGCATGGGCCAATGAGTTTATCCCGGCAGCTCAGGATACCTATGTGGCGAATCATCCGAGCACGATACTGGACAAGCGGGACATTAGGAAGATTCAACCAAAGGAGATACTGGACATCCTAGGAAAAAATGCCGGAGAAATTGACCTACTTGATGGGTCGCCCCCTTGTGCCGCGTTCTCCACAGTAGGGAAGCGAAGTGATGGATGGGGAACAGTGAAGAGCTATTCTGATTCTAAACAGAGGGTGGATGATTTATTTTTTGAATATTCCAGAATACTGGAAGGACTCCAACCAAAGACATTCATTGCCGAGAATGTCAGCGGCTTGGTGAAAGGGGTGGCCAAGGGGTATTTCAAGGAGATTCTCAAAAGACTCCAAGACTGCGGGTATAGAGTTTCTGCTCGCGTGTTAGACGCCAAGTGGCTTGGAGTGCCACAATCAAGGCAGCGGCTTATATTTGTGGGAGTAAGGAACGATATGGGCATAGAGCCATCCCACCCATCCCCCTTGCCCTATTTCCACACTGTAGCAGACGCGCTCCCCTGGCTTAACAGGGGGTATATCAAGGATGCGTATATTCACGATCAGAAGGGGAAATATGCAGTAAAGACGGTGGATGTTGGATCTTCCACAGCCCCAACAATTACGGCCAACTCCATGGGACATCACCATATAGGTGTCCCCGTCCCCACAGAGGAAGAACTTCGCGCATGTTCTATGGAGAGGTATGCCATTGGTAAGGAGTGGGACAACTTGAAAGAGGGGGAAGGCTCGGATAAATATATTAACTTGACAAGATCACACAGGGACCGTCCATGCCCTACTATATGCGCGTCTCATGGATCAGGAAATAAAGCAGGAGTAACACACCCTACAGAAAAACGAAAATTCTACATAATAGAGTTAAAGAGACTTTGTGCGTTCCCTGATGATTTCCAATTAACCGGGAGCTTCTCCCAACAGTGGGAACGGCTTGGTAGGTCTGTTCCTCCGGTGATGATGATGCACATTGCCAATCATGTGAAAGGAATCTTGGACAGATGTGCGGGATAGTAGGGAATAACTTTTCTGACCAAAATCTGACTGAACAGATGCTTGAGAAAATCAAGCATCGTGGGCCAGATGGGCAGGGTATACACACTGACGGGAGTGTAGTTCATGGCCATGCGAGACTTTCTCTCGTGGACCTTACCTCTGCTTCGGCGCAACCATTCAAGTCGCCTTCGTCCACGCTCACTTTCAATGGTGAGGTATGGAATTTCAGGGAATTAAGGAAGATGCTGGGAGGGAATTGGGACACCACAGGGGACACGGAAGTTCTTCTGAGGATACTGGACACACAGGGATTAAGGGGGTTGCACATGGTAGAGGGGATGTTCTCTTTCTGCTGGACGCACAGAGGTCAATCATGGTTAGTGAGAGATAGGTTCGGGAAGATACCTCTCTATGTGGCAAAGGTTCGTAAAGGATTTCTATGGGGGAGTGAGCGTAAAGCATTCCCCCATGGGGTGATGCCCTTGGCTGTTCCTCCAGGTTGTTCATTCAACCTTAATAAGGGGACATGGGAGAGGTGGTATACGCTGCCGGATGCGAATAGTGGGTTTACAGGACCACAGGGTATACTAAGCCACCTCGATAGGGGGGTGCGTGCGCGTATGGATGCAGACGCTCCAGTATGTTGTCTAATTTCAGGAGGGCTTGATTCCTCCCTTATCCTTGGATTGGCAAGGGCTTCGCATCCTAACGTGGTAGCATATACTGCTTATGAAGATCCCTCGTCGTGTGATTTAGAGGCTGCTCGGAGACTCTGCTCTGAGTGGGAAGTTCCCCTGAATGAGGTCAAGGTGAGTTTGAGTAAAGCTGCGTTTGTAGAAGCTGCCAAGTGTATTGAGATCCCAAGCAAGGCTCAAGTGGAGATTGCGGCCATGTGTATTCCTCTGGCCAGCAGAATATCCTCTGATGGATTTAAGGCATGTCTGTCCGGCGAGGCGGCAGACGAATTATTCGGAGGGTATGGAAATTTTTGTATCCAAGCATCCAAAAAACCGGACAAGGTGGTGGTTAATCTTAGGAAAAAACTCTTGGATAAGATGAGCAGGGGAAACTTCATAAGATGCAACAAGGCGTTCATGGCGCATGGCGTTGAATGTAGGTTGCCATTTATGGACAGGGAGCTGGTGGAAGAGGCTGTTAATTTGGGTGGGTCAACGTCTCCTCTGGGTAAGCGGCTACTAAAGCAGGCTGCGGCAGGGGTTGTGCCGGACTATATTATACGAAGGGACAAGGAGACGTTCCAAGGTGCGTCAGGGTCCGCAAGTAAGGCGCTACTTTTATGTGAGAGTCCCACACGGTTTTACAACTCTGTGATTAGACAGACATTCGGATACCTTACCAAAGATTGAAGTTATGAATGACAAGAAAAGCTGGATACCAGAAAGTTGGACCTTTGCCGACACCAAGGTGGCTGAGAATTTCGACGCCCATGTAAGGGAGCAGCTTCCCTGGTATGATTTAGTGACAGAGTCCGTGGCTCATTTCGGGAGACACTATATTCCTACCAATGGAATTGTTTATGACATTGGAGCTTCCACAGGAAACATAGCAAGATGCCTGGAGTCCACGGTGAGAAACAGGGAGGCATCACTTACTTCCATTGAGAAGGAAGCTGAGATGGCTAGTCTATATCATGGGCCGGGAACGATAGTGGTGGCGGATGCCCTTTCCTATGCCTACCAGCCATTTAATTTTGCTGTGTGTTTTCTTGTTCTAATGTTCATGCCACCCGGAGAAAGGCTAACGTGGCTTCGTGGGCTTACACAGAAGATTAAACCAGGAGGGGCACTGGTGGTGGTGGATAAAATTAACACGCCTCCAGGGTATGTGGGAACTGCACTGCGTAGACTGACTATGGACTGGAAACTTAGGTCTGGAACCCCTCCAGAGGATATTTTACGGAAAGAACTGTCCCTCGCAGGGTATCAACGACCCTTGAACGAGCTGGATTTTAGTGTAATATTCCCGCCTACACGCAAGTTTTTTCAGATGGGAGAGTTCTGCGGGTGGATACTTGAAAGGGAGGAATAGCTACCATGGCTGGAAGGAGAAAGATTAAGTTGGGGCCTCCTACCCAGGCGGAGAGGGACGAGTCGCAATATGCGCAGTCTTACACTGATCGCAAGAATAGGATGCGTGCCATGTGTGCCGCTCTCCGCAAGACAGGGGGATGTCTATACCTTGCGTTGGAGATGGCGAAGCTCCCACAGAGGACGCACCACGACTGGATGCACCGATACCCGGCTTACGCTAGAAGGGTAGCTCTTGCGAAGGACAAGGCACTCGACCATATCGAGTTCAAGGGGCTTATTGAGCCAGCCTCGCAGGGCAACGTTAGAGCCGCCCACATCATCATGGCAGCAAAGGGGAAGGATAGAGGGTATGGAATTACGCAGACCGAGTTGACTGGGGCCGGAGGTGGCCCCATACAGGTCCGAGGGCCTTCCATCACGGAGATTGCAGAGAAGGTTCCTCTTGGCTACTTGGCTGCGTTGGCTGCTCGCCTAGCACAGCGCCTCAAAGACTCAGGGGAATCCACCCTTGATGCCGACTCTCCTCTTGTGCAGGCTCCTGAGAGGCGGGCATCAGACAGGGAAGAGGAAGACGATCATTACGACGATGACGAATACTGACGGTCAATGGCGCTCCGATGTGATGGAGGATGCCAGCCTTGTCCTTGGTAGTCTGTTCAAGGAGTTGGTCAACATCGCGGGCAAGGACTTTGTGGCCTTCTATACTCTCTTCGGACTTCGCCCCGAGTCCTTCCGCGTGCTTGGAAAGTTCCATGAAGCACTCGCTCAGATTGTGGATGACACTGCCAAGGGAAAGACACCGAACAACCAGATGTTGTCCGCTCCTCCTCAGCATGGGAAGACGGATGTGTTGATTCGAGCCGCGATGGCTTGGCTCATGGGGTATCGTCCAGGCATCCAACTAGGGCTTGCATCGTATCACTACCCCCTGGTGGAGGAAACCTCGATGGAGTCCAGGAGGTATGTCAGCCACCCGTGGTATCAGGAGGTCTTTCCTGGCCTTCGGATGGATGAGGAGCTGTGCCGAATCACGAATTGGGGAACCACGAACGGGAGCAGGCTTCGCGCTGTGTCCTTTGGGAAGAAGCTTGTCGGTAGACGAGTTGACTGGTTCATCGGAGATGACATTTACCCCGGACGTGAAGAGGTGGAGAGCCAACATCTGAGGAAGAAAGTCCTTCGATGGTTCTTTGCCGACTGTGTCACCCGTCTATCCCCGGAAGCCAAGGTCTTCATGGTCGGGACAAGGTGGCACCCGGAGGATCTTCAAGGGTTTCTCAGCTCAGAAGAAAGAGTCAAGGAGCTTACCCTGCTTGGGGAACTCGGAGAGGTGTTCAAGGCTCACAACTTTCCGGCAATAGCGGAACCCACACCAAAAGAGCCGGACCCGTTAGGGAGAGGGCAAGGGGAACCCCTGTGCCCGGAGCTTGGGAGAACATCAAAGTTCCTCAAGACGAAGAAATCAACTCTCCCTGATTACGAGTGGCAAAGCCAGTTCCAGGGAAGGCCACGCCCAGCGCACGGGGGACAGGTTAGCATAGAGGACTTCATCAAGATCCCTCTTTCACAGGTTCCCACGTCGGGGCTCATCTGCGCAAGAGGATGGGACTTGGCTGCGGAGGTGAAGAAGAAGAATGATTTTTCCGCAGGAGCTAAGCTGGCATGGGACGTGGCACGGCAGGAGCTTTACATCATGGACATAGCGCATCACAAGCTGGTGTGGCCCAAGATGAGAAAGCGTCTAGTCACGATTGCAGAGGATGACATCGAGGAGGGAGAGCCCCATCCGGTTCGCTTAATAGGCGTGGAAGGCGTGGCAGGCTTCGCCCTCGGGTATCACGACATCAAGGAGGCACTGCGGGGCAAGGTAAGAGTCAGGAAGAAGAACCCGAAGAAGGGAGTTGATAAACTGACTCGCGCCATGTCGTGGTTCGTGCTTGTGGAAGCCAAGCGAGTCTTCCTTGTGGAGGGTGCATGGAACAAGAAATTTCTCGACGAGCTGGAAGTGTTTCCCGTGGGAGAACATGATGACCAAGTTGACGCAGTCAGCATTGCCTTCGAGATGGTCACACGCTCCCTGGGACGCTTGGCCAGAAATAAGTTCAGCAAGGAAGCTAGGGAAGGGGACGGACAGGAAGAGGACGAGGAGGAGGAAGAGGAAGAGGAGACTGATTAAATCTTTTCCAGTTTGCAAACGTTTTCAAATCGTCCCGGTTGACACCCCCTTTATTTGTCGCACCTTCACGGCATGTCCACGATGAAACGACTCCTTGAAGTGAAGCGCCAGCCGATGGCTTTGTTCGCCAATGCGAAGGAAGCTGCGTTGGCCGTGCCTATCCCTCACCAGAAGGCTCACAGGTTTATCGAGACGATTCACAATATTCCCCTTATGGGCTTAGCCGATAAGGCATCCTATCTCAAGATGGGGAACCAAAAAGTCTGGGCGACTTTTCGAGCGTGCCACGTCACTGCGTCCATCCTCCTCTCGACAGTTTTCAAGGCGATGGGAAAGGATGCCCAAGGAGAGGACGTGGACGTGGACGTGGAAAACTCGCAAGGGTTAGCTCTCCTGAATAACCCCAACGAGTGGGACTCCTTGGAGGAGCTTCTCTACACTTGGGTTTTTCACATGAAGCTGACCGGGGAGGCTTACTGGCACCTTGACGAGATCGACGCCAAGGGAAGGCCGAAGCACATTTACCCGCTCCTTCCGCAATACGTTTTCCCGGTAGCAGGGGAAACGGAACGCATCACGAAGTTCATCTATCGAATCAACGGCAGGCAGATTGAATACCAGCCGGAGGAAATCCTCTATTTTCGCAGGCCGAATCCAGCCTCTTTGATTAGCGGGATGGGAGACATCGAACCCAGCCGCGATCTTTACACAGGATTCGTGGGGAGGAATGATTATGAGAAGCAGTTTCTCAAGAACGGGGCCATGCCTTCCGGCGTCCTTACCTACGAAGGCTCGCAGGAAGCTCCAGCAGAGCTGGCCGACATCGAAGATGAAACTTGGGGAGAGATGAAAAAATGGTGGCAGGTGGAATATTCCGGGGCCAGCAATGCCGGGAAGACAGTCATGCTTCCCGGCGCGTGGAAGTATCTACGTCTCGGGCTTACCAGCTCGGAGATGGAAACCCTTGAACGGGAGAAATGGTCCGTGGAGCAAATCTTCACGAACCATGGAGTCCCCCTTTCCCTTGCTGGGATCAAGGACGCGGCCAACTACGCGTGCCTTCCGGCTGGGGAGATGGTTACTACCTTGAGAGGTCCAGTTCCTATTGAGGAGCTTGAAACTGGAGATGAGATCGTTCAGTTTGATCCGATCGAAGGAGCTATCACGGTGCCCGTGGAGGCGATCATAGAGCAGCCGGAGGCGGAGATTCTTGAGATCAAGACGGACAGTCGGTCTTTGAGAGCATCGGATAATCACCCAGTTCTCTGCGTTAAAAGGACTGGAGGAACCGGGCGCAATGGGGTCCGAGTAGAGGCGGAGCTTGAGTATCGACGAATGGACGAAATCTCCGTGGGAGATATGGTGGTTTGCCTAGATTCTCTACCTCAAGGGGTCGGGACCATCCCTCTCCCAGTGCTAGATGATCGAGAAGCGGCCTATGCCCTTGGTCAATACCTTGGCGACGGGAGTGGGGCCAGCCTAACTCGCTCACGTATTGGGGGCTTCACTATCGCCACGCATGAGACAGAAGGTTATCAAGACACTGTAGCGGATGCCTTTCGTAAAGGGTTCGGTTTCAACCCAAGCAAATGCCGGACCTCCATTCGTTTTAACTCCGCAGAGTTCGCTCGTAATATGGTGATTGCCGGTCTTGGGGGACGGAGCGGAGAGAAGAGTATTCCAGAGTGGGTATTCGCGCTCCCTTACGCCTTGAAGATGGAGTTCGCCGCAGGGCTTATTGATTCGGATGGTCACGTAGCCAAGAGAGGTAGTATTACCTTCTCAGTGGCTAATCGAGGCCTGGCCGAGGGCTTCCGCCAGCTTCTTTGGTCCATGGGGATACCCTCCTGCAATTTGGCTCTGTGCGAACAGTCCACTAACTACGGGGAGGAAAAATCCTATCGGTTCACATTAGGCATCCTTGCTGAAAATAAAAAGATTCCTTTGCGCCATCCTAAAAAGCTGGACAGGTTGACCAAGTCTGAAACCAAGGGAGGTAAGCTGGGAAAAGGAATCCCAATTGCTTACAAGTTACCCAGGGGCTTTACTCTCCCGAAAGGGTTCGGGGTTCAAAAGGTGAGAGCCATCAAATACCTTGGGAAGATGCTAGTTTATGACCTTGCCACAATTAAGAACCATAATTTTATCGCCAGCGGGATTGTCACTCACAACACGGCCAAGTTGGACGAGATTAACTTTCGCAAATACGAGATCGTTCCTTTGCTGGACATTCTTGTTGGTAAGATCAACAGCCAGGGAAACCGCTCCCTGTTCCAAGCGTTCGATCCGGGGCAACGTCTATCCTACGAGCTATCCGGCCTGATTGATGTGGAGCAGACCTTTCTCGATTACGAGGGCTTGGTCAAGATGGGTGGAATGACGCTGAATGAACTTCGAGAGGCAATGGGACTTGCGAAGGACAATGACAATCCACTTCTCGATGGTTATTACGTGGATCAGTCTCGGATTCCTCTGGAGATGTCCGGGCAGGATGGTCCTTCACAGAATGCTCTTGATGCTGTCCAGAGAAGTATTGGGAACCCAGGCAAGGTGGAGCGGGGCCGCAGGAATAGGTAGACGCGAGGAACGGAGGTGTCCAACATTAGAAGGAATCCAACGTCATGCTACGCGATATTAAGCAGCAGCCCCAGGTGCCCCATATACAGCAGGCCATCGACTCCCTGAAAAAAGTCGGGCCTCCCTTGGAAGTCTCTTCCCCATGGCTTTTGTTCGGAGGGATTTTCCTTGTGGCATCCGTGGGAGGTATCGCGGCCCTGATGAGGGGCAAGCAAAAGATTACCGGACGCATGGTGTTTTCCGCCGCGATAATTAACGGGCTGGCATCGGTAGCCATTGCCCTCTTGCTCTATGACAAGATGCCCCTAGGCTACGTGCTCGGAACCTCGTTTTTCTCAGCAATCGGAGGAATCACCCTACTGGACGCAACCATACAGGCTATGCGTCCCAAGTTCGGGGACATCTGGGTTGCCGTGTTGACCGCGATCCTGAATGCGTTTACTAATAATAAGGATAAAGACAAGTAACCGATTCACGTCATGCACCTCGATTTAGGTCACTACCGAAAAGCAATATCCATCACCTTATATGGACTAGCCGTGCTTCTCCTCTCCTTTTTAGGATACATCATCCAAGGTAAACAGAACAAGGCAGAGAGCGCCATCCGGCAGAACACATTGATTCGCTCCATTCTGGTTGGGTCCGATAGCGCCGTTCTGACCCTTGACGCAGATGGTAAGATTGAGACGGTCACTCCTGCTGTGCTTACCTTTACGGGCTACACCGTCGAGGAGCTTATTGGAAAACTCCCGGAGGAAGTCCTCATGCCAGAGGCTTACGTGGCGTCACACAAGGCATCATACAGCAGAGCCAGGGATATTGAAGGGGATTCCGGTGGGCAGCTCCGGCAGATTTTTTGTCAGGTCAAGAAGAAGGATGGGACTACCCAGCAGGTAGTCAACACGGTTATCTGGGCAAAGGACGGAGCCCTCGCCATCATTACCCCCGTGGACAATATCACCACCCGGTCCAAGATTATGGACATTGCCCTTAACCTCGCGCATGTCGGCGTGTGGTGGTGGGAAGTGGACAAGGACGAGCTTATCTGGGACTCCCGGATGAAGGACTTCTTCGAGGTCGGGGGCGAAGAAGTGCTGGACTACGGATCATTTTCACGCAGGGTCCATCCTGATGATCTCCCTTGGCTTAATGCAGTGGTCAACAAGTGCGTAGCAGAGCGCGGAGAATACGAGGCCGTTTTCAGAATCATCCGTGTGGATGGAACCATTCGCTACCTGCGGGCCTATGGGAAGGTGTTCGACGATCCATCCGGCACGGTCTTCGCGGGGGTCAATATCGAGGTGAGCCCCGCCGAATACACCGGACGCCCGGAGCAGGTCGGAAGCGGTGCCACTCCTTGAAGGTATGGAAGAACCCCCGATATATTTTCCTCCCGGAGGATGGACGCAGGAGGCATTCAATGGGCCTGCCGGTCGATGGCTCCTGCGTGACTGGGTGAGGGAGTGGCAGAGCGCGAAGCTTACCATGCAGAGAAATTACACGGCAATGCTGGTTGCCGAGTTTCGCACCCTTGAAAATCGTCTCTTTGAGTTGGTCAACAATTTGTCCAAGGCAAGGAAGGAAAGCACGGAGGATTTATGGCAGGCTGCGATTAATCAAGCCACGTCAGAGTTCAAGCTGTCCGTCCAGATGAAAGCCTTCCCAGCGGTGAAGGTTCCAGCCACGCGCCTGCATAGGGGTTACTCCGTGTTGATTGATGGGAAGAAGCCAAGCAAGTGGAGAGTGGATAAGGCACTGAGAGAGACGGGAACCCAGGTGGCCAAGAACATCTCGGGAGTCTCCGACTACACGAAGAAGATGCTCAGCAGGGAGATGCGGAAATCCATCTACCAGTATCAGCACAGCCCGAGGGAGACGCTGGCCTATATGAGGAAGAAATTCCCCACGATGACCAAGAGCAGGATTGCCACCATCGTTCGCACGGAGTCAGGCAGGATTGCTGATGCAGTTACCCGGCATGTCCTACAGGCAGAGGGAAAAGTGAGTCATGTGTCCGTCTCAGGATGCAAGGCAATAGAACCCGGAATCCCTACCTATAAGGGGGTGCCCACTTGCAATATTCAGAACGTCCCCACACAGGATATGGGACAGTTGCAGTTCCACATCAATCACACGGGGGTCATCGTGCCTTCTTACTTCTTTGACTCTGGATTCAACGGAGGCCCGGAGCAAGGTGCGGGTGCCTCGGAGGAATAGGAAATTTTGTTGCGTGGAAAAACAATTCCCGTAATGTCCAGTTGCAAAAGTAATCAACCACCAAACCAGCATAGTAATGAAAACCTCAAAGACCCTACTACTAGCCATCCTCCTGTCCGTCTTCGTGACGGCTGGACTGTCTCCCTCCCTGTATGCCCAGAAAGCTGACTTTGGAGGACAAGCAAGTCCCTACCATGCCACCATCGTTGTTAAGGACGTGGACTTCGAGACGAGTCAGAACCTGGACCTTCTCCTGCCCAAGAACTTCACCTATATCGTGGAGTCTGTTCAGACGGTGGTTCGCACCGCCCCCTCTGCTGTGACGACTGCTCCGCGTGTTGGTGTTTCCTCCTATGATGGATCGACTGCCACTATCCTACGAGGCACCGTGGCTGCGGAGGCAAATGCCGCCGGAGAGATTGACACCATCTTTTCCTACGACGCTACTGCCCACAATGGGTATCATTACACGGAAGACGTTGCTGCGGCTACCACCTCCGGGCTCTGCACGCAGAATACCACGTTGAATACCCCCGGCGCCATTGCCAGCGTGGTAAGCCCTCTGCACCCGAGAAAGATTCGAGTGGTCACTGTGGATAACGCAGGAGATGACCTGGCGGGCACCGTTACGCTGAACGGGACCAATGCTCAAGGGGAGGTCATCTCCGAGGTCATTACCATCGTTGCCGGGACGGACACCCATGACTCGACCAGTGCCTTTGCCACTCTTACCAGTGCATCGCATGACTTCGGAGCCACGGCTACGGTCACGGTTGATACCTTGGATCTTGGGATGGATGACCAGGTTGCCCTGCCATTCAAGAATAGCCGAGTCTTTCGTGCCCTTACTGCCGGTGCTGCTGATACGGTGGCCTCGCAGGACGTTGCCGAAGGCACGTATGCTCTGACTGACGTGCCGGACGGAGCCACGTAGCAGGAAGTTTACTTCCGCACTGTCCCTGTGCCTGCCATCATTGCCGGGGGAGACTCAGTTCGGGTGGTCATTACCGGGGGCACTGTTACCGGGAGCGACGTGCGTGACGTGATCGTGAGAGTCCTCAAATACTAAGCCTTCCTCTGGAGGTCTAAACCTCCAAGCCCCTCTTGTCAAAACGGGGGGCAAGATTAAGCCCACCTTTGCCGCGATTGGCGAGGGTGGGTTTTTTGTTGCGTTCAATCCCAATCCTCGTAGGATGGTATCCTATACCACCAAAAACCTACCTATGAGAAAAGCATCTGTTGTTTACAAGGGACAGTCTGACAAAATCGGACGGTTCGGAAACGTTGAAACCGGGGCTGAGCTTTTGCTTCACGAATCAGAATACCGCTGCGTTGCGGAAGACCCCCGCTATGAGTTCCTCAACTGGGTGGAGGTCAGCCGCAAGGGAGAAGTCACTATCGTCGCTGACGAGGTCGAGGAAGACCTTCTCGAACAGGAAGGTGGGGATGAAGCGGATGAAGCGGATGAAGAATCCCTGGACGACTGCACGGTGGCGGAACTCAAGGAGATCATCGCCACGATCAACCAGGATCTCGAAGAGGAGGAGCAGCTTTCCACAAATGGTAAGAAGGCAGACTTGATCGACCGCATCGAAGCGTATCAGGCTGCTCAGGCTGCTCTGGAGTCCTGACCTTCGGCGGCTTATTTGCAAACGTTTTCAAATCCAACATACCAACCACGCCATGCCTATCTTCCCTGCTGTCTACAAAAAAGCTCCCACCTCCAAAGGGAAGACTCCAGAGCCAACGACACCGAAGGCCTCGGAGCGCAAGGTCTTCGGCATCGTGGAACATGCCGGGAAACGCTTCGTGGCATTGCGTGGAACTGACGACCTCGTTCAGCTCTGCGTCCCTTCGGTAGACGGCATTCTCCTTGTCACGGAGAGCCGGACGGAGATCCCTTTCGGGGCCAAGTTCCATGAGCTTGGAAAGACGAACACTCCGGCGCATGAGGAGGCCGACATCCGCGCCTTCGAGGCTAACCCCACCATCGTCACAGATGAGAAGGCAATGACCATCGTTCGTGACTCGAAGGAGAAGATCATTCAAGACTATCTCAATCTGTCAATCGAGGGATTCGCTTCGACGTTCAAGTCTACCACGCCTGCTGATCGCGATGGGGATGCAATCCTTCCAGGCGCATTCCGTGACACGCTCTCGGAGTTCAAGACCAATCCCGTCCTCTTGATGAACCATCGCAACCAAGTGGAGAGCATCGCGGGGAGCTTTACCAAGCTGGCTGAGACTTCCACGGGGCTTGCCGTGCAAGCTTCCATTTCCAACGCGCCGGATCTCCGCTCCATTCGTTTCCTGATTGCTGAGAAGCACCTTCGGGCATTCTCCATCGGGGGGTTCTTCCGTTTTTCGGACAAGGATGCAAGGGAGGTCGTGTCTGTTCGCCTCTTCGAGATTTCCCTCGTTGCTGTCCCTGCCAACCCGGACGCACTTTTCCATACCCGTGGCCTATCTATCGACGACGCGGAAAAGGCGTTCTCGCTTTCCAAGGCGTGGAAATTCTAACACATCAACCAACCAACCTATCGACATGGCTACCCAACCCGCACCAAAGAAAGCAGAGGCAGAGTTCACAGCATCATCCACTCCACAAGGGACGGCCATCGTGGCGAAGAAGTCCCCGGACAAGAACCTCGCAGCCTTGGGGGTGACGGAGGCAAGGTCCAGCTCGGATGGGCAGATCAGCGGGGTTGATCCCGACACCGACTTCTTCCTTGTGAAGAAAGTTCCGGGAGTTACCGTCACCCCAAACTTCTCTGCCACACTAGGGCAGAAGAATGAGCTGACACGCAGGTCTGTCACGATTTCTGTCGTCGAGGCTACCCCAGAGGAGTGATACCGCTCCCTTCCATGTTTCGTTTTTCCTTCCTCTCTAATTCAACACCGTAAACAGCCATGACTCTTAACGCCGTCTTTACCCTGAACCTCTACGCGGACATTACCCCAGGAGATAGCCTCTCCTCCGGGTCTTATCGCTTGGGGTTTCCGTCTACCTCGTTCACCATCCCTGCGGATGCGGACGTGATTATCACTCGGTCCCTTACCACCGCTGTTGGTGGTAAAATCTACGAGCCGGATGTGAACACGCATGACTCCGTGGTGGGCAAAGACTCTGACGGTGTAACCGTAGGCTTGGACAGAGTTTACACTATCGCTCTCCGCAATGCTGACGCCACTAACGGTGTGACCTTCCTGTGTGCCAACATGGACTCGGGGAGCTGGAGCGGGACTCTGAACCCTGTCTCCGGCCTTGCCATCGCGCACTGGCCATCTGGGGTAACTGTGGGAGCCACGTCAACGATCACGCTCACCTCGCTCGCAGGAACCCCCACCGTGGACCTCTTCTTGATCGGCAGGACTTCCTCGTAACACCTTCCCAGTTTCCTTGGGGAACGATAGAGCCAGCACGGGGGATTCTCTCTTCTCCTCCGTGCTGGTTTCTTTTTTGTAAAAATTGCTTGCGTGAGTTGGGAATCCACGAACGCTTCCAGAGTGATCTCCTTGTTCACTTCTGAGCGAGGCGCATCCGATTAACCAATAGAATACATCTACGATGAAACTGACCAAAGCAGAAGTCATTCGGTTGCGCCAGCTCCACCTCCAGGAGTCTCGCACCGAAGCGGAAGAGAAGGAATACAACGGCTTGCTTTCCAAGGCAGCCAAGCTCGGCGAAGACACCAAGGCCATTCTGGTTGAAGACTTCGATGTTGAGAAAGCCTTCGAGGAAGGCGAGGATAATGTCCTCACCTCCGAAGCTGTGAAGGCTCTCGTCAAGGACAGCACCCTGGAAGCCATGAAGGCTCTCGGCATCGAAGGCGACACGCTGACCAACCTTTCCAAGTCCCTTGACGGGGCGAAGGAATTGGGCACGGCTGAGAGCATTCGCAAGGCCGTCACGGAAGCCCTCGGCAATGCCAAGATCGACGGCAAGGAGTTGGCCAAGGCCATCGACGAAGCCTTCAAGAAGCACACTCCGAAAGAGGGCGTCTCTGTGAAGGAGTTCAACAAGGCCATCGACGAACTCAAAAACGAGCTGAGCCGTTCTCCTTCCAAGAAGGCGTTCCAGGTCGAAGGCGTGATTGACTTCCCCATCGAGCATCGCTCCGGCAACCTCTCCGTGAGCCAGAAGCAGCTTCTTAACACGCTGGTCAAACGGGTCAACCCGAATGACACGGAGGCTGAGCGTCTCGCCAAGATGAACGCTGACATTCCAGAGGACATCCTCCGGAACGCCATTGTCATGGGTCAGAAGAATCTTGCTTCCTTGCGGAACCAAGCCGTCTACGGAAACAAGACCGTCACCAGCGGATCTTCTCCCGGCAGTCACTTCGTCCCAACGGACCTTTCCAGTGAGCTGTTCCAGCGCATGTATATGAACTCTGCCCTCGCTGCGGAGTTCATTGCCAGCGAGGTCAACATGCCCACTCCGACCTTCGTGATGCCTATTCGGACGACTCGGCCCACGTTCTACGTCGGTGCTGAGAACCCCGGCAGCAACCCGACCGAGTCCAGCCCCGGAACGGGCAACATGACTCTGGTTGCGGCCAAGCTGATTGGAAAGACCGCGTTCAGCTACGAGGCCGATGAGGACAGCATCATCCCGGTCCTTCCTTGGGTGGCTGAGAACCTTGCCAGTGCCGCCTCTGATGCTCTGGAAGGTGCCATCATCAACGGTGACACCACCGGCACCCACATGGACTCCGACATCCAT